AAAAAACGTAAGTGCAAACGATAATTTCGCACATGAGGATTACCGCATCGCGGCATAATCTTCGGGGTCAGGGGACGCCTAGCAACAGAAGTCCCCAACGAATGTGGCATAAAGAGCATTTTGAGTAGGTGTCACCTGTCTATAGACCTGCTCTTGCGGATGGTGAACTTGGCATGGAGGTTCATTCTCAGGACATTACGGATGGTTTCCGACCCCTTGAGCTAAGGAAACGCTGCTACTGAGGACACCAAGAGGTATATTATGAAAGACGAACGAGGAACACAAGAAGATTGGGAATCAGAAGTAGATTATTGTATTGTGAAATACGATGATGATAATAAATTAGAGAGTAAAATGTTAGAAGCGTTAATCAAAAAATTGGAAGGTGACATTGCTGTAGCTAAGGCAAACATCGATGTATATCTTAATCAGTCTGTCGGTATTGGTGAACATCCAGATATCGTAGAAGCAATTGATACACAAGTAGCTAAGATTGCTGAAGCTGATGAAAAGATTGAAACCATCCGCAAATATTTTACTTTGTAGAGTATAAATATATAGATGTTGCCGTAAGGGACATCAACGTTCTTGCTGTAAAGGAGAAAAACATGACTAGAACTTATACCTACCCCCAATCAGCCTTTGTTGGCTTTGATAGACTTTTCAATCAATTGAATTCCGTAAATGATAGTATTCATTCCGGATATCCACCACACAATGTGGTCAAAGTTGATGAAGATCACTTTGATATCGAACTAGCTGTAGCTGGTATCAGTATGGATAGTATTCAAATTGAGTTGAAAGAAAATACTTTGACAATTCAAAGTACACCTCAAAAACGTGATGTCGAATACCTGTATCGCGGTATTTCTGAAAAGCAATTCACTAAAACATTTACACTGCACGAGCACGTAATTGTAGATGGCGCTGAACTAATTGATGGTATTCTAAAAATTAGTTTGCGCGTTGAAGTGCCAGAAGAGAAAAAGCCTCGTAAAATCGAGATCACTGGTCAGAAACAACTTTTGACTGAATAAATATCATATGGCATTCTTAGTCCATAACCTACCTCCAGTGCACGTATGGGTGCGAAAAGAATACTTGTACGACCATGAGCGTGGTCATGGTGAGCTTACACCAGGAATATGGACTAGCGTCAAGAGTGTACCAGGTAAAGCACTCTATTTTGAAACGCTCTTGACTGAATATGGAGCACTATATGACAAACTACCCATATCGGCTTTCGTATCGAGGGAAGACTCACCAGCTATTACTGGATCTAACGATTTATCACTCGATACTCTTCAGCTTTGGGATTGTTTTGACTACAATCTCACTGTAATTGAAAAGCCACTACTCAGCCGCTGTGCGTTCTATGGAAAAGACCGTAGTATGCACAGCGGCAAATATATCTTTACAATAGATAATTGCCATAGCGAACACTCGACTCTTGACACAAACTTCAGCGAATACGACCCTGAACACAAGTCATTCAATATCATAGCATTAGATAACGGTCAGTTTGCTGCACAGCCAAATAACCGTGTTATTTGGACAGATAATTCTCTCATCCCAACTGATAAGAAAACTCCTGACTTTAAAGTCTGTTCTCAAAATTACTGCGTCGAAGATAAAGACTATTGGAATGTCGGTCATACCGATGAATGGTCTTACAAAGATAAAAATGAAGAAAATTCTAAAGACTCAGCACTTTTGAGTATAACAGGATAATGGAAGCTTTTGTAATAGTATTTGTAGTCAAGATGACGTTTCTTGTCGACAATTTCACAGATAATATTCTTGTACAATTTGGTGGCATGCCTCATTGGTATGAAACTCTTCAAGATTGTGAAGCAAGTTTAAAAGAATATGGTAGTGAACACATTATTGAAGAATTCATATCACAAACCAACGATAATGAAACAGAATATGAGATTGTGCTTGAACCTGCAGGTGAAGCGCATTGCACTACATTTGATGTAGAATCACGCAATTATCCTGAGTATCCTGAATTTGACAATATGTTAAATGAAGAAGAAATGTTAGGTCCAAAAAAGCCTGGTCTTAGAGTTACATTATAAATATATCGGAGTTGGTTACTCGTCGTAAAACAACCAAGTAAAAAGGAAAATGATTATGACATCACTATTAGAACGTCTTAAAAAGACGTCAACCGTAAAAGGTACTGAGGTTCTTTCTGAATCTCAACTCTTCAACAAAAAAGATATGTGTCCAACAGATGTGCCAATTCTTAATTTGGCTCTTTCTGGTGATATTTCTGGCGGCCTAGTATCAGGCTTGACAGTAATTGCTGGTCCTTCAAAGCACTTTAAATCAAATTTGTCTTTGCTTATGGCTAGCGCATATATGAAAAAGTATCCAGAAGCTGTATGTCTACTTTATGATACAGAGTTTGGTATTACACCTGAGTATCTGAAATCTATGAATGTAGATCCAGAACGTTGCATTCATACTCCTATCGAGCATGTTGAAATGCTAAAGTTTGATATTACTCGTCAACTCGAAAATATTGAGCGTGGAGATAAGGTTGTAATTGTTATTGACTCAGTAGGTAATATTGCATCAAAGAAAGAACTTGATGATGCACTAGACGGAAAATCAGTTGCTGATATGTCTCGTGCAAAAGCTTTGAAATCTTTGTTCCGCATTGTTACACCTTATCTAACAACTCGTGATATTCCAATGATTGCAGTTAATCACACTTACGAAGGTATTGGTATGTTCTCAACCACACAAATGTCTGGTGGTACGGGTATCTATTACTCAGCAAACCAAATCTTCTTTATGGGTCGCCAACAAGAAAAAGATGGCACTCAAGTTGCTGGTTATAACTTCATGATTGGTGTAGAAAAATCACGTTTTGTAAGAGAAAAAACACGCTTGCCTTTGAGTATTTCATGGGAAGGTGGTATTAACAAATGGTCAGGTCTTCTTGATGTAGGTCAAGAACTTGGTTGGGTTAAGAAACCGTCTGTTGGCTGGTTTGAAGGTGTGAATCCAGAAACTGGTGAAGTACTAACTGAAAAGAAACGTGCAAAAGATACAAACAATGCAGAATTTTGGCTGCCATTATTTAAAGCTGGATATGCTGATGCACTAAAGAAACGCTTTGCTGTAGGTGAAGTAATTGCTATTGTAGAAGAGGGAATTGTAGAAGATGAAACCGAATCCGAAGAACTTTAAACCGTTTATCGACCCAGATGGCGGTCAGTGGATCCAGGTAACTGGAGCCTCTAAATTTGCTGGTATTATTTGGCGTCCAAATAATATCGAAATGAAAGATGATGATACACTTGCTTATGAAATTGAACAATTCAGTATCGAAGGAATTGATAGTGTCATCGAAGATGTAAAGTTTCAAGAACTTTGCAGTACTATGATTATGGACATTTTGCAAGAAACTATCGAGCATCTTAAGGTATAATCAAAACATGTCTGTAGATTCACACCAACTTCGTCTTGGCATCTTGTATCATTTGATGTTGTCTGAAGACTATACACGTAAAGTATTACCTTTTATTCAAGAAGACTATTTTACGGTGCAGTCTGAAAAAATATTGTTTGATGAGATTTCCAAATACTTTAATAAGTACAACGCACCACCAAAAGCTAATGCATTGAACATTGAAATCGAGTCAAGAACCGATTTGACTGAAAATGTATATCAAGAAATTCAAAAGGTTCTTGATAAAGCTGATAGTGTTCAAATGATCGATAAGATCGATTGGCTTGTTAATAAAACAGAAAACTGGTGCCAAGAAAGAGCTATTGTAAATGCAGTCTATAAAGCTGTTGATGTAATCTCTGGTGAAGAACGTAATACTCAAATGTCTGCCTTGCCAACTTTGCTACAAGAAGCAATTGGTACTACATTTGATAAATCCGTTGGCCATGATTATGTTGATGATGCAGAAAACCGTTGGGAATTCTATAACAACAAAGAGCAAAAACTTGAAACTGGTCTTGAGCACTTTGATTATATCTTGCGTGGTGGTATACCATCTAAAACACTTGGCGTCATCATGGCTGGCACTGGTGTTGGTAAATCATTATTTATGTGCTCAGTTACTTCAAGTCTTCTTGAACGTGGCAATAATGTACTTTACATTACCATGGAAATGGCTGAAGAAAAAATCGCACAACGTATTGACCAAAACTTACTCGATTTGACTGGTGAAGAACTTGATCAAATTGGTAGAGATTCGTTCCTAAAACGTTTTGCTAATTTGCGTACTAAAACGCAAGGCCAACTTGTTGTTAAAGAATATCCTACAGGTTCTGCTGGTGCTGCACACTTTAGAGCATTGTTAAAAGAACTAGAGACTAAAAAGACTTTCAAACCAGATCTTATTTGTATTGATTACCTAAATATTTGTAAGTCACTTACAGCTGGTAAAAATGCAAATAGCTATGAGAAAATCAAAGGTATTGCTGAAGAACTTCGTGCTTTGGCTATGGAATTTGATACACCAGTCTTGACTGCAACTCAAACTAATCGTTCTGGTATGGAAGATGCAGATGTTGGTATGACATCTGTATCAGAATCGTTTGGCCTTCCTATGACTGCTGATTATTTCTTTGCAATGACATCAAATGATCGTCTAAGAGATGAAGGTGTTATTCGATTCAGTCAGCTAAAAAATCGTTATGGCGATCCAGCTGATCGTAGAAACTGGCTACTTGGTGTTGACTATTCTAAAATGCGTGTTAAAGATATGGAAGATCAACCAGCACATATTGATGCACTTAACAATGCAGAAGCAGGTAATCAAAATAATTCTGAATTTTCTGAATCACCGAGTATAATGGATATTAATTGGAGTTAATTATGACAAACAAACACAACGAACTATTTGGCGAATTTGATCCTGATCAACACAAAGAATTTACTCGAAAAGAGTATTTTGAATTTGTGTGGGATAATGATTTGCTTTATAAAAAATCTTACGTACGCAAGTATGTTCCTAACAGTAAACACGGTTACACAGACTCTTACACAAGTGAATTGGTATGATTTTACTCGACTTTTCTAGTATTGCTATGTCAGCTATTTTTCCTCGAATTGCAGAATTCGAAGAAGATACTGATATGATCCGTCACATTATGATTAACATTATTCGTCGCTATAATGTTGATTATAGAGATGAATTTGGTGAAATGGTTATTTGTATGGATGCAGGTAATAATTGGCGTAGAGATTATTTTCCGCAATACAAAGCAAACCGCCGCAAAAATCGTAAAAACAGTATTCATGATTGGGATGCTATCTTTACTATGATGAACCAAGTTCGCGACGATATTACAGAATTGTCGCCTTTTCGCACAGTGCGTGTAGACAAATGTGAAGCTGATGATTGTATTGGCACATTAGTAGAAAAGCATATGTCACCAGAACCGATTTTGATCGTATCACCTGATGGTGACTTTAAACAATTGCAAAAATACCCAAATGTAAAACAATGGTCTAATCTGCAAAAGAAATATCTTGTCAGTGAAGATCCTGAAAACGAATTGTTGCAAAAGATCATCAAAGGCGATACTGGTGATGGTGTACCTAATTGCTTATCTGATGATGAAGTACTTGTTACTGAAGGTATGCGTCAAACACCTGTATCTAAGAAAAAGATGCAATCTTTGATCGAAGATCCTGAATCTCTTGGTCATGCAACAGCTCGACGTTATATTCGTAATCGTACTCTGATTGATCTGAGTCGTACACCTGAAGAACTAAAAGAAGATATTGTAAGAGAATACAATAAACCTTTGACTGGTTCAATGATGACTTGGATGAATTACCTTATGAAAAACAACCTTAAACTACTCCTTGATTCAATATCTGATTTTGAAGTTAAAAAAGCCGCATAATAAATACTCTGTCGACATATAAGAATAAGGAGACTCCAAAATGCCATACGTAAAACCACGCGTAAAACAAACCGGCGTAGGTGGTACATACTCAGATTCTGATTACCTGGCCAGTGATCTGAAAAATCTGGATAGTGATAACACTCAAGTGTATGCATCTAAAGGCGGTTTTGGTTATAAAAACGCAGACGGTACTTTCGAAGTTCTTGACGCATTGCCATTGGGCAAACTTGCGACAGACTCCGATCTTCGTGTAATCGTAAGATACGATTCTGACACTGACAACTTCACTTCAAACTTTGATTCAGACCTGAAAGATACAGCTTATGTATCTTCTGCAGTTAAGAATAAGGGCTAATTAAGTGAAAGCGGTATTCACCTTTGGTAGGATGAATCCGCCAACAGTAGGTCACGAAAAACTCGTCAATAAAGTTAGAGAGGTTGCTCGCAAAACACGTGGGCAACCTCTTATCTTTTTGAGTCAATCTCAAGACAAAAAGAAAAATCCACTCGACTATAAAGATAAAATCAAATTTGCTCAAAAAGCATTTGGTAAAATTGCTGTGAAGACTAAGTCTAAAACAGTAATTCAGGTTTTGCAAGAGCTTGAAAAACAAGGTTACAAAGATGTGGTAATGGTAGTTGGCTCTGATAGAGTCGCATCATTTAAAGAATTGTTGAATAAATATAATGGAAAAGACTACACTTTTGATAGTATAACTATTACGAGTGCTGGTGACCGCGATCCAGATGCTGATGACGTATCTGGAATGTCTGCTTCTAAGATGAGGCAACTAGCGAAAGATGAAGATATTGATGGTTTCACGGATGGGTTACCTTCAATGCTTCAAAGAAATGCCAAACAAGTGTACAGCGCAGTACGCAAAGGCATGGGTTTATAATGAGGATAACAAATGGCTATCAAACCAAGAGATATGCAAGTTTTTGAAGTTCTAGATGAAGTTCAAGCAGCATCCACAACTATCGAACGATCTAATATTCTAAGATCAAAATACACAGATCATCAACCACTTCAATATATTCTTAAATGGAATTTTGATGAAACACTCCAGTCCGTTTTGCCTGAAGGCGAAGCGCCTGTAGACAGAGAGGAGCGCGATGGCCCTGCACCGTCTTCGCTGTGGGAGTACCTTAAAGTATTTCCACGTTTTGTAGATTGTCAAGTCGCAAGGCAAACCGCAGCCCTCCGCCGTGAAAACCTGTTTTTGGAAATGCTTGGCAGCATCGATCCAAAAGAGGCTAATGTTGTCGTACTTGCTAAAGATAAGAATTTGTCAAGCATTTATGATAAAGTAACTATTGACGTTGTACAACAAGCATTTCCTGATCTGATTTCTGTAGCCACTGAAGCTGCAGCTGAACAAACAGATGAAGAGAAAGCAGCTGAAATGAAAGCTTACGCTGAGACTTTGAAAAAGCAAGCTAAAGACCTTAATGCTGAAGCTAAAGAGCTTCTTGAAGATGCTAAAAAGCTGACAGCGTGATATTATGAAAAAACTAGAGTGCGTAAATTTTTACCATGACGTGAGTGGACTCAAGCCGACAATAAATGAAATTGGCTTTGACATTCACTTTAACAAGATCTATCGACAACATGTTGATGATTTTAACAATGGTGTCGGAGATTTTGCTTTCAATAAAGCAGGTGCTTATTTGCATGACCTGTTTTTTGAAAATATTAGAGAGGCAAGAGAAAACAACCTGCCAACTGGTAAGTCTTTAGAAATTATCGCACAACGTTACGGTACGTACGAAAATTTTCAAAAGACCGTCAGAGAAAAGGCTTCTATATTACAAGGTTCTGGTTGGGTATTTATGAACCATGCTGGGTACGTAAACATTATACCGAATAATAGAATTGTAGAAAATGTCAGTTTGATTATTGATTTGTGGGAACACGCCTATGCATTCACACACGGCCATGACAGAGCTGCTTATATAGAAAAATTCTTTGATATTATCGATTGGGACGCTGTAAACACTCGCCTTATTAGTGAGTAACAAATGTGTGTAATAGCTGCAAAGTATTTTCCCACCCACGGTTGGGTAGTCGCAAAGAATCGTGATCGCAATTATCCTGTAGAAATTAAAATTGTGCAATCTCAAAGGCAAGGTGTCGAGAGATTGTTTATACGTGACTTAACAACCGGTTATTCTGAAGGATTAAACGAATATGGCATCTCAATCATTTCGGCTTCTGTTATGGTTAAGAAAGATGAAAAAGAAGGTGGTTCACGAGCTAGTGATAGCCAAAACTGGACTTCTCCTGATGGCCAACGCATTAGAAGAGGGCTTTATCAACGCACCGTCGAGAGCGCTACGAAGTCTCTTATTGACTCTCAAATTCCTGGTAATACTATCGTTACGGACGGTAAGAAATTGGTTCTCATCGAAGCTGGATTCACTAATTACGGAACCGATAAAGAAGAATACCATTACGTTAAAAAAGAAATACCGAAATCTCAACAAGTAGTTCGTACAAATCATGGTATTTTTCTGCCATGGACAGGTTACGATCCAAAAAATCCAGATCAGGCTGATGATGCAAAGTCATCTCGTCAAAGATTAAAAGTTGCTGAAAAAGAAGTAAAAAAAGCGCAAGATCCACAGCAACTTCTTGCTGCTTTAGGCGCAGCACCTGATACTGAAAATAAACAAATGAATCCTATTCGTATTGACAAGGGCAAAGGCGTTATGCGCACAACAGGCCAGCTCTTGTTGGTACCACAAGAAAAGACATTGACATATAAACCTGTAGCATCTAAAGTCCATATGGATAACTACAACAAAATCAATGGTAATCAAAGTAAAACGTTTTTTGAGATTGTCTCAAATAGAGATTTAATTAGTTACGGAGTATTTGATGAAACAATTCAGTCATTTTTTGCAAGAAGCCGCTGATAGCAAAGTAAACTTGCACCTTACACACGTAGATGAAGATCTATTTGAGAGAGGTAATACTGGTGCAAAAGCTGCAATCACAGCGATCCGTGACGTTCTTGAAACTCTTGGTGAAGGCAATATCAAATTGACTGTAAAATGGGATGGTGCACCTGCAATCTTTTGCGGTAAAGACCCATCCGATGGCCAATTCTTTGTAGGCACTAAATCAGTTTTTGCTAAAAACGCTAAATTGGTAAAGTCAAAAGCGGACATCAAAGCTCATGGCTATCCAGCTGAGCTTGGTAAAAAGTTGGCTATTGCATTAGAAGAATTTCCAAACATTGGTATTCCTGATGGCATCGTTTTGCAAGGCGATTTGATGTTTACGAAAGGTGACCAAAAATACGAAACAATTGATGGTGTACGTTACATTACTGCTCATCCAAATACCATTGCTTATGCTTGGGAAGCCGAGTCCGATGTTGGTAAAGCTATTCGCAATGCCAACATCGGCGTGGTTTGGCATACAACTTATAATGGTAGAGGTGACTTGAGCACATACAAAGCAAAGTTTGGTGTAAACGTCAAGAAGCTAAAAAACACTCGCACTGTTTGGCAAGATGATGCATTCTTTAAAGCTGGTACTATAGCATTCACAACAGCTGAACATCAATATATCTCACAATTGGCTACAGACGCTGAAAATCTGATTGATGACTTTGATTCTGTACAGCGTGTAATGGATACATTGCCTTCAGGTGCAGTTGGTGCTGGCATTAAAACTTACATCAATAGCAAAATTCGTAACGGTCAATTGCCTAATCCAGCAAATGCTGTAGATGAATACTATATACACGTCAAAGAAAAGTTTCAAAAACAAGTGATTGACAAAGTAAAATCAGATGCTGCAAAAGAAAGCAAAAAAGCTATGTTGGCTCAGTTCTTGCAAGACTGCCAAGCAGTACATAAACAAATTGTAAAAGCTTTTGAATTTGTTGATGTTGTAACTAAGGCAAAAGTTGCAATTATTAAAAAACTAGAATCTATCAATAAACAAAAAGCATTCGTAAAAACTGCTGACGGTTTTAAGGTCACTGGTGCTGAAGGTTACGTTGCAATTAATCCTGCAAAAGGTGAAGCTGTAAAATTTGTAGATCGTATTTCATTTTCACACTTTAACTTTAGTCCGCAATATATCAAAGGTTGGCAAAAATGACTAAGAAAAAACAAATCACAAAATTTAAAGATTACAAAGTTACCTATGAAGGCTCTGAGACATGGGAAGATGGGTATAAACGTCGAGTTGTAAAGACTACCAAGCCTGAACATAAAGAAAAAGGCTATGAATGGCGTATCAAAGGAAAAGATAAAGATCATTTGAGTATAAAACTCTATAAGACAAAACCGTCTTTTGATGAGTTTAAAAAACAAATGAAGCGAGTAGCTGGACACGAATTTGGAGGCTAATAAATATTATAATGACTGTTACTATGAAATATGGCGACTTTACGTACGATTCTGAACCTGATGACGATGGTGACGTTTTAAAAATGATGCATTACGTATTTTATCTAGATGAGTTTATCGGTATGATGAACAAATCACCATATCAAAATGTGTCATATGAAGAATTTAAAGAGTTTTGTGACAAATGGATAAAACAACAAGAGCAATCCGCCACGCAATAACACACCGTTTTAGAGAACCACAACCAGACGGTGGTGATGTCTCTAGAGCTAAAAGAATTGCAAAAACACCTTCTGGTGACGCTGCAGCTGGTAGATTTCAAGTGCAAGCCAGTTTTGGCAGCGCGCTGAACAGTTTAAATGGATTTCACGATGACAGTGATTCTATTCACAAATATGGTTTAGGCGATTCTATTATTATTGCTGGTATTTTGCAATGGAAAATAGGTTTCTTTGATTACATTAGAGCTCAAACTAGCCCACGATATTACGATCTGTTTGCAGGTTTTGATAATATTGTATTTAGAGAAATTGGCAAGGGTATTTCTCAAGAAAAGATGATTGAGTATAATTTTGCTCATGAGACTGAAGAAGGTCTTTTTCAAATCCTTTCGCCAACATTGGCTTTGAATCCTGAATGGACATTTCCAAAACTAAAAGAATTTAATCCTACTGATGAGTACAGGAATAAAATTGCATATTCATTTGACAATGAAGAAAAGATGCAAGTGCCTGAAGAATGGCTAGATAACTGGCGTCGAATTAATAGAAATGTAGTACACGTTGGTAAGATGAGACATAATCTTCAGCGTACTGCACACATCGTACAAAATTGTGATAGATATGAAGGCAGTTTAAATGGTATGGCATTTTTGGCAGCTGCTGCTGGTAAAGAACTTACCATTTGGTTGCCTGAAGATGAGAGCATTATTGCAAATGATTATTTGTATAAAGTGCGCCTTAGAATTCTTAAAAGATACGGTGCTAAATTTAAGTACATTGGCGAAGCAGTTGAAAGAACTGGTAATATTGAAACTGATATCGACACAGCGAGCCTATAATGAAAAATTTCAAACAGCACATTACTGAACTGACAAAAGACCTCAATAGTATGGATCTTGAATTCATCAAAAGAGCTGAGGTCATTACAGCTTTCAATATTACTGGTAGTGATTTTCAAGATACAAAGTACAAAGCTGAAATTCAGTATTTGTTCAAAAAACATTTCTTTCCAGAATTTGATTTGTCAAAAACCGTCAGCACACTGGATGAAGCAAAAGTAAATTCATTGATTAGAGAAATCAAGCAAAAATACAAATCATCTTTTGTACGTTTGCTTAAGTATACTCCAAAAGGTGTAGGTCCTGGTGAAGTGATGATGTACTTCTTGGTTGATGATCTTACACTTGGTGGTGGTGCATCGGCTGGTCTTGACTTGGGATCAGGCGGTAAAGGTTATGAAATGAAAGCTTGTGATCTTACAAAAGCTGGTTATTTTCAAAACTTTAAGATTGGCGGCACAGTCGATATCACAAAGCCTTTGGCTGCTGCAGTTGCTATCAAAAGAGAAATGCTAGACGAAAAAGTAAAAGGTCTACGTGGTAAGGCAACTGAAATTGCTGACGGTGATATGAAGATTATCAAGTCGTCTAAATGGTCGACGCGTTGGGAAGCAGAAGTTGAAAAACCGTATAAAGATACTGCGTACAATGATTATTTTAAAAGCCATCCGGTGGTATTTGCGATTAATACTACGCCTAAAGCCAAGCAAGGTGAAATATTTGTTCGTCAAATTCGCAAAGATAGTATTGAAATACATCAGGTAACTAGTGGTACAATTAAACCTAAAATAAAATACTAGTCATAGTATAACCTCTATACTGGAGGTAGTAATTATGACTATGCATTTGACTCGGGTTCGTGTTATTGAAAAATCCAAACGCAAACCTTCGAAACGTAAATCCCTACAAAAGGCAAAAGACGAGCACGCTAAGTTTTTGGCGAATATGGGCTTGGGTGACGTTGCCAATCGTGCTGCTGGACGTCGTGGTGGTCCCGCTAGTGTTTCATCAGATAGGCATTATCGATCTGGCAATAGTGTCCCAACAAGCGACAGAATTCAAGCAACGGCTGGTCGAAGTCACAACGAATACACGGGCACGCTCATCAAAGGTATTGCAACTATGCATAAGTCCAATGCCGTCCCAGTCATCAACAAAGAACAAGCAGTTGAAATTTCAGAAATGCGGAGAAACTAATGTGCGACATTGATCAGTGGCCTATGTGGGCTGATATGATACGATCAGATCAGATGACTCATGAACAAGTTCATGACTTTCTAAACGATCACCCTGCTTTTGCAGCTTGGTATGAAGGCCAATATGTTAATACTTATGGCTATGCAAACTTTGACCCAAATAGCGAAGCAAAACTCACTAAATGGGCTGATAAGAACCCTGATAATCCTTGGGTGCAAGAGACTGCTGCAAAACTAATTGCTCAACTTTGGAAAAAATGGCGACGTAAATAATGTATATCGATTTGACAATTACTGGACTAAAGAGTGTCAGAGCTGGACACGTAATTGCAGAGACTATTGAACACTCTCTGAATACTCTTATGCCAAAGCGACAAAAACCGATTTATATTGAAGTTGAAATTGCTAAAGACGAAGACATGGGTATTTGTAAAGGTCTTGTAAATGACGAAGACGATGACACGTTTTTTATGTCATTGACTGAGAGTCTACAAGATGATGAAGAAGACCTTATCAGAACCGTGTGTCATGAATGTGTACACATTAAGCAGTATCTTCGTAAAGAAGTACGTGATATCACTGTTGATACTAAAATGTGGAAAAAAGAAAAGTTTGATTTGCGCAAAACTGCATATTCAGACTTACCTTGGGAACAAGAAGCCCATCTCTTAGAATGGGCTTTGAGTAATACATTGATCAAAAACTACGAACAACTATGACCACACAAATGAAAATTCTCATAATGGGACTTCCAGGATCTGGGAAGACTACTCTTGCCAAAGAGTTAGCCTATCACTTTTTGATCCCTCATCATAATGCTGATACTGTTAGAGAGTATACAGACAATTGGGATTTTTCACCTATTGGTAGACAGTTCCAAGCGCGCTTTATGTGTGCACAATGGGGTATCTTAGACTTCATCGCACCGACTGTTAATACCAGAAGTATCTGTGACCCACAGTTTGTAATATGGATGGATACAATTAAAGAAGGTCGATTTGAGGATACAAATAAAATTTTTGAGAAACCAGAACGAGACGAATATGATATTAGGATTACAAAATGGATTGGACTAAACCAACTGCACTCCTCCTTGGAAGATACCAACCCTGGCATA